TACTTCGACGACTACGGAGTCGAGGACTCTGACATCTTCTACTATCTCGATGGGTTTTGGGAGACTGTCAGGTTCATGCTGACCGAGAGTCCGGACGAGTGGCAAATTAAAAAGGCACAACTCATCTTCATCCATGAGTAGCTCTTTTTGCTGCTGAGCCCCGGGCTGGCCAACTAGGTTGCGGGGCTGACCGAACATACGTTCGCTTCTCCCACCGGTCACTACTGATTACTAGGGGCCACTAGTGGGTGTGACATAACAGCCACTTTCTTTGACGGTGGTGGAAAGCAGGGGTTGGTTTCTGATATTGCGTCCCTATACGCTTCTCTCACCTACTAACAAGGAGTTACTAATGGGTCTTGACAACATTCCACACCACTATCCATGCGACAGGGCTGGGACCTCTGTGCGTGTTGCGCTCAAAGACAGAGAAGGCAATGTCCTGATGGACGATGAAACCAATGTTCCGATGACGCAAATCAAATGCGATGACACCATCGAAAATGGCGGCTGTCCGTACAAGAATGCTCATGCGAAAGCGAACCTGAATTCGGGTGGAGTTACTGGAATGCTCGGAACCTATTGTTGGTATCGAGGAAAGTTCGGAAACTATCTGTTGGAAGCAATGGATATTGACGAGGACGTTTGGAACTTCTACGGCGACAACGAAGATGGAACCTTCAAGACTGCCGAGAGTTGCCTAGCACTCGCTGACGAGATGGAACGTGTCAAGGCTGAACACGGACAAGTAATGATGGACGGCGAGGACATGACCGATGAGGTGGACTATGCCATTTGGTATCTGCGTTGGGCAGCCGAACATTGTGCCGGCTTGGACGCGTGGTACTAAGTTGGTTTCTGATATTGCCTATCTGTACGCTTACTAGTACCTACTACACAAGGAGAAACTAATGCCAAACTGGTGTTATCAACACGCTGAAGTCAGAGGGTCGAATGCTCAACTGCGACGCTTCATCGAAGCAATTCGTATCGAGAAGACCCCTGAATGGGAAGCACAGCCGTCCTACGACCGAGAGTCATGGGACCTCAACCAACTGTTCCCGATTCCGAAGGAACTGGAAGACACCGTATCCGGTGGCTATGCGAAAAACGACGACGGAACCAAGAACGAAAAGCAAATCGCCCTTGAGGAACAGCAAGCCAAGAACATCGCCAAGTACGGTCACAAGGACTGGTACGACTGGGCGTGTGCGAACTGGGACACCAAGTGGGGTGCGTGCCGAGTCGACTTTGACGAGGACACATTCGACGATACCAGCACGAGCATTCATCTTTACTGGGAAAGTGCTTGGGGACCAGCCGTTGGTCTCATCAAGAAAATCTCAGAGCAGTTCGATGAACTTCTGTTCGGATTCCACATGACCGAAGAAGCAAACTTCTTTGCTGGGTACATCGTGATTCACGCTGGAGAAATCGAAGCCGAGTACGAGCACGACATGGACGGAATGCCCGAATACGACGAAGATGACGAAGCGTGGGAAGACAAGTACAGCGAGTGGACCGACAAACTCAACTTCGAAATCGCAGAAGGTCTGAAGAAAGAAATGGACTCGTACCAACTGGCGAACGAGGAAATCTTCAAGTAAAGTTTCCAGTAATAACTGGGATAATCAACACCAACACAAGGAGAGATACATGAATACCGAAAAGAAGGAACTGCGTGTCAGTGCCCGTCTGAAGAAGTTGCGTCTTGAGCGAGAACTCTCGCAGGACGCTCTCGCACAGAAGGCTGGAATCGAGCGCAAGACCATCAACCGAATCGAGAACGGACACTTCTCGCCGAACCTGTCGACGCTTCTGAGCGTTTGTAAGGCACTCAAGGTGAAGCCGTCAGACGTGCTTGAGGGAATCTAATGAAGAACCCAAGCCAACTCGAAATGGCAGAGACGTTGCTCTATGAAATCTCACGAGACTTCATAGAAGTTGAAGAACTCTCGCCCATCGACCTTCTCGACATGCTTGGAGTCTGTGGTCTTTCTTTGACTATTGGCAATGACGCATCAACCGAGTACATCACTTCACTTTCGAGGGATGCGAAGAATCTCAAGTAGTCGGATGGGTGTACTGGAGCAATCCAGTACACTCATCTAACAAAGGAACATCATGAAAATTACTGACATAAGCCATAACGTTCTCTCCGATGGAGAAATCAAGATTGCCCTTTACACAAGTCCTGTGGAAGACACAAGCCCAAGACTGATGGTCATCAAGGCTGGTCCTGATGGCATGCACCTCGAATTCTACGAGAATGCTGAAAAGACGTACGGAGCGTTCTGCACTTATGAGGAGTGGTTTGAAATGGCGAAAAGGATTATCTGATGGACAACAACGAAAAAGAAATGACAGTTCAAACAGAACATGACTTCACTGTCGAGCAACTTGAAATGCTTCTCGAAGCCCTATCTGTTTATATCGACTTTGGTCGTCGAGCACGCACTGCATTATTCGACTCGAAGAATCGCATGATTCCACGTAGGAAACTGCAGGAACTCAAAGGTACGGACGAGTTGGCGAACATGCTCATGAGCGGTGAAGCCAATGTGAAGTGGGTTCCGATTGGTCCAAAGTTCTCGGACGTTGACAGCGAGTTGGCAGAGACTCTGCACGAACTGTTTCTTACTGGTCTCGGAGCAGTCGAGGAAAAGATTGAAAAGCAGAACACTAAGATTGCAGAAGAGAGTATCGACTCTGTGGTCGACGGGCTGTACGAAATGCTGAGGGGGAATGATGACAAGTGAACTGAATACAGCGGCTGAGATAGCGGGGCTCATCGAAGAGCACGGGTATACCCTCTTGGCCACCGGAGAGGAAGTAATCGAGTCAGCGCTCGAGGACCTTGCATTCGACCGGTATTGGAATGACCCGGAATTTAAATACTCTCGAGACGAGGTCCAGCGCGCGATTGAATACCTGCGCATTAAGTTTCACGTAGAGGGCAAGCTGGGCGTCACCGCTCAGGCCTACTACGCGTTGATGGTCTGAAGCCACACAGTGCGCCGGGTGGGTAGTAGCACCCGGCAGCACGTGTTTTGTTCGACGGTGGTGGAAAGCACTAATTAACTAGTCGGTCAAAAAGTTTTGGTTTCTGATATCGCCTCGCAATAAGATGATTTTGAATAGGAGGGCATCATGCTCAAGAAATCAGTAACAGACAGCGCAATCGATTCGATTCACTACAAGATGTGGGAAGAGGCAATCGAGCAATACGGGGACAAATTCAAAGTTCCTCGAGATGTCGCACAAAGAATCAGCGACCACACTCGTGCTCTATACGTTCTTCAGTCTTGGAATAAAGAGACATCAAAAGGAAGTCCAGTCAGGATGCTTGTTTCCTACGGCATCCCTGAGTCGGTCATCAATGAAGTCGCGCCCCAGTACTGCGGTGTAAAACTCGATGAAGAGAAGTCGGTGGTGGATGAGGTGCGTACCGAGAAGCGCGCAGACAAATGGGATGCGTTCCTGAAGTGGGCAAATCAACATCATTTTGAACAGTTCACCACTGAGCAACTGACTGAGCAATCAGGGTTCTCATACCCTACGACACTGAAGTACCTGCAAGAAAGTCCAACTTTTCGCAAGGTCAAGAAAGGTCTCTGGGAAGTTCGTGATGCCAAGGCAGACCGAGAGGCTGGGGTTTAATGGGTCTCATCGGCGGTTACATTGTCTACAAAATTGGCAAAAACCGAGGAGAGAAGAAAGCCGCCCGCAGCGAACGTGCAGCGGAATCTCGAGAAAATTGCATTATTTGTGAGTCTCGTCGAGCCAGCTGTACCGAACACGGAGAAGTAGTTTTCTGCTCCGATTGTTGCGGTTGCAATTAACTGCCCGGGCAACAATATTCCGGAATTGTCACCCGGGCAAAAACCACAATAGCCCCGCGCAGCGGATGTATGTGAATCCGGCAAGCCCCGCGCCCGGTGTTAGGTGCGCCTAATAAGCACTAAATAGAAGTTTGGTTTCTGATATGGCCTAGAAGTAGGGTGCTTCTCAAGACATGCAGTCAAGCGATATTCGGAAAATTGGTTTCTGATATTGCGTAAATGTAGAGTCGATACCAACAACCAACTACTACCGAATCTTCGGTAAAGGAGCAATACCAATGAATACCAACAAGTTGCCACAGTGCTGGCAAGACCTAGAGGACGTTCTGAACAACGGCACAGACCGTGTGATTCTTTACGGTCCTTCGGGAATCGGCAAGACCTTCGCTGGTCTGACCATCGGAAATGTGTCGGCAGGGGCGTTCCGTCTCGTCTGCACAGAGGACATGACCAACCTCGATGTGACAGGTTCGTTCATGCCTGACGGTAAGGGCGGTGTCAAGTGGGTCGATGGTTCGGCTCTCAAGGCATGGCAGGGCGATGGAATCAACGGCGGTCGTCTCATCGTGGACGAAATCGACAAGGCTTCGGGCGATGTGTACGCACAGTTGCTCGCCATGCTCGACTCACCTGAATCGGCTTCGTGGGAACACCCTGACACGGGTCGCACCTACCGTCCGTTGCAGGGCTTCAGCGCAATCATGACCACCAATGTCGAGAACATGGGTGAGTTGCCAACGGCACTGACCGACCGCTTCCCAATCAAGATTCGTATCAACGAACCGCACCCGAACGCACTGGAGCGTTTGTCACCTGACCTGCGTGGATTCGCAGTCGCTATGGCTGACGCTGGCGAACGCCGAATCTCGTTGCGAGCCTTCATTGAGTTCGACAAACTCCGAGCCTCACTTGGTGCAGAGCGTTCTGCATACCTGACCTTCGGTGAACGGGCGCAGTCAATCCTTGACGCAATCGCAATCAACGGAGTGTCACGATGACACAGCGCACGAAACTCTTCGCCGAGCCTGAACTCCTTTCACGCAAGGACACGGCTCACGGTCGCTGGACGGTAGATGAGTGCCGTCCAGTGAGAGGCGAACCTTCCACCAACATCGTTGACAGGGAAATGCTTGTGCCAACGCACAATGACGAACTGTCACGTTGTATCCGAGCGCACGAACTCATGCATGCCAAAGTGTCACCTGCTGGTGATTGGGAGTCATGGATTAATCGCAAGGTCGCAAGCAAGGATTCACTTGTCGTGGTCGAGGAACTTCGTGTGAACTTCCTTTGCCAACAGGTCGGCTTCGATATGAAGTCACACCTTGCCGATGGTGGCGAGACTGCCGATGGTGAACGACTGACTGCACTCAAGGATTGGGGCGCATGCGTTCGCATGTCGATTGCCACTGCTGGTACAGCGTCAAACAAAGCGTTCCTCACTGGAGTTCGCCGACACAATCGAGAGTGGGGCGCAATCCTGCTCGACATATCCAAGCGAGCCGTGAAAGAAATGCAGAAGGCGCACAAGAAGTACCGTGACTTGGGTTCGACAGAAGTTGACACTGCAAGCGGTCTTTCGCCGATGGGCTTCGCACACACCGAACGAATCGCAACTTGGGTTGACCGTCTCGCCGACAAGTCACCTGAACAGATTCGTGAGGAAGAAGAAGAAGCACGTCGCAAGCGTGAAGCCGAGCGAGCAAAGAAGAAGGCACAGTCACAGGCAGATGAAAATGCTGAAGGCGAGGAAGAGGGTACGGGCGCACCAACTGGTGAAGGCAAGCACTCTTCTGCTGGAATCACTGGTGAAGGTGCAGGAAAGATGGACGGGAATCCGTTCACTGGAATCACCCCATCGGCTCCGACTTACCGTGTCGTTCCTCATTGGGGAACTCTCATGATTGAGAAACTTCCAATGCCAGTGATGAGCAAAGGTTCACTTGGTAAGCGCAAGATTGCGTCCAATGTCGGACTCCGACCACGGCGCATGCACCGACTCGTCACCGACCCACAGATGAGAATCTTCGACAAGACAATCAAGGGCAGTGGTGGTGTCGTAATCATTGACGGAAGTGGCTCAATGTCATTCTCCAAAGACCAACTTCGACAGATTGTCGAGAACGCTCCAGGAGCAACCGTTGCGGTGTACAGCGACCGTAACCGTGGCACTGAAGTTCCGAATCTTTGGATTGTCGCAGAGAAGGGCAAGATGGTTGCCGAACTCCCTGAAGTGGGTTGGGGCAACGGTGTTGACTTCCCTGCGATTGAGTGGGGTCAGAAGCAACGCAAGAACTCTCGTACACCGATGGTGTGGGTGACAGACGGCGGTGTGTGTGGTCCTCGACAGAACTACTACGACCAACTTGCTATGCAGTGCATTGACTTCGTACTGAAGAACGGAATCATTGTCGTTCCTCACGTCAACGACGCAATCGACCAACTGAAGAAACTTCAGAAGGGCGACAAGGCGCAGTCAAAGTACCCTGACATGATGAAGCAAACCTACAAGAAAATCATGGGTAGGTCGCTGGAGTAAACTGACGGTGTGGGTGGCTTGGTCGTGGTTGTCCAAGTCACCGCACAGTCGGCTAGCCCGACTGGGTGTATGCCCACCACTGCGGTCTTACCTCCTTTCAACGCAGTTGGTGGGATACACCGAACTACTGAGTACAATCACAACGACTACTAACAAAGGAACTACTAATGTCAGACACAAAGAACGAACGACTCGACGAACTTAAAGCAGAACTCAAAGAATCTTGCCAAAGCACGATTCGTATCCTGCAGTCAATCATCGAGGATATCGATGACGGAACGTACACAATCGAGAAGGCCGAAATGGATTACGAGAACATGATGTGGAACGATGGAATCAACTTCATGTCATGTGTAGGAGACATCGCAAACTATGAAGACTGAAGTAACTGAACTCATCGACAAGGCATTGAACTTGTGCGCAGGAAAGCAGATTGTCGCAGCGTCTGAAATGATGGACATTCTCCTCGACATTCGACTGATGCTTTCTTCAGAAGAAATTAAAGAACTTGCAGAGGAGCCAGTCAGTGCAACGTAATCATCTTCGCCCAGTCGAGAACAAAGCGCTCAAGAAAGAAAGCATTTTTGTCATTCTTCGAATGGACGTGATTAATGACAAAACTGGGGACTCATACTGGTCTAAGACGAGTGGGTGGGTTCCCTTGTACGGAGCAACGCGTTTCTTCGAGGAGGAGAAGTTTAAATTCATTCTTCCTGAAGGTGGGAGATGGGTGAACCTCACTGATATGACCGAGGCCATGGAGCGCTCGATGAATAATCATCCCACCCGGTGGGTAGAGAAGCCGGAACTGCGCCTTATTGAAGACGCTTCTTCCATACAGCATCCAGAACACGAATGAACTGTACGAAGAGCACGCCAAGGAAAATATCAACAAAGCCAAGCGTCCAGTCGACGACGCCGCCGTTCTCTGCGATTGCGTACAACCCATTGAGGATGACTGCATACATCAGCGCGACGAGCCCGAACATCAGCAGGCCGCTGAGCACGGCCGATGCGCGGACGACGACTTTGTCATCTTCTTTTATCGACGGTGGTGGAAAGGAATCATTTATTTTTGGCATGCCGCCATCCTATCTGGTTTTAAGATATTTTTTACATCCAGAGCTCGAACGCCGGCGAGTAAAAAACGCCAAAAAAGTTCAACTTTTTACGCCTGGAAACCGGATGCTTTGTTCGCAAAAAAGCTTAGTTTTTGATGTCGCCGCTGCGCAGCTACCGGAGCTGGAATTGTTTAAAAAGTTAAACTTCTACCGAGGGTTAACCCTTACGGGTCTTCCCAGATTGTTTAAAAAGTTAAACCTTTTTAGACTTACTCAAAACGCCGGAGAAAAAAAATTGTTTAAAAAGTTAAACTTTTTTAGACTTACCCCGGGGGCCGGCGGAGGGAAAAACGCGTCAGATTTTTACGTTTTTTACGATTTGATGCACTCTCTGGCGGCTCAAGTCAAACTTGTCAGCAATCTGGCGGAGAGAATTTCCCGCCGCGCGCATCTGCAAAATCTCGGTATTTCTCGAAGAATCCGTTGCCGGCCCTGGCTTCAACGGTCCCCACTGCCAACCAGAAACAGCCTGGATTGCTGCCGCGCGTTCGTCAGAAAGTTGATTTTTTCTGCGACGCTGCCGCACGTATCCGACCCAAGCTCCCAGAGTGATGTCGGTTCCGTCAACATTTTCTACATGAATCGCTGGAACATTGCAATGTCCTTCACGTGTAGAAAATTGCTGCAGGGCTTTGATGTATGCATTGAAGCGTGTAGTGTTGTCCATATTCATAATAGTATTCGTGGCCCCCTGCCCCATGTGGATGAGCCAGAAACTGTGTTACACCCCCTGAGAATTCTCAGGATTAAGGAGATATTGTGAGCGGTGACCAAGAAGACGAACTTCACTTCTCGTGCGATTTCGATAACAAGAACGAACTTATCGAAGCAATCAAAGATGCTGGGTTGTCAAGTAAATTAATTAATTCTGTAAGTTCCGAACTTGAGGAGACCGAGGAGAATGACTCGAGGGTCATCTTCGTTTCGTCTGATGGAGATGTCGTATATAAAGCCATATGGGCCCCAGCGTCCGCGCTCGACGGAGAAAAGGGACCACAACTTTTTCCAGGTGCCAGCAATGATGTTGTCATCGCGGTATACAACGTTGACTTCATCAACTCAATTGTCGACTATATCGACGAACAAGACGCGGGGCTGCGCGATGAATTATGGGAGTCGAAGATTGGTGAACTTGTCGAAGAGGTGATTGCCTGCTACGATGAGCGTCCATCTACATGGGGAGAATTTAATGTCTAAGCTTTACGAAGTCACACCTGGTTCGACGGTGGTGGAAGTCCTCACCGACGGCAAGCTCGACCTGACAAAAAACGTTGAATATATCTACGGTTTGCGACAGGGCCCTACCGGAGAGTTTGTCCCAAATCCTCCAAAAGATTGGGCAGATGCTGCGCGCCGCTGCGTCTACAAGATTCTGTCCCATCCGTTCAAAACCTGGGACCGCGTCTCTGAGCTCCGAGACCACATCGATTACATGATTGATGAGCTGGGACCTGAGTCAAATAAAGAAATTTCGAAAAATGTGGCGGCTGAATATTGGACGCTTTTTGGGAGTATTGGTTCTGCAGCTGCTGTACGTGCAGATTCTTTTCCAGATTTTATTAAAAATGACGCCGGCGTGCTCGAGCTCATTGACCAGATTTCTTCGATTTTGGTGAGAAAGCAGCGGGATTACGGCCACACAAATATTGCGAGATTTGGCCGTGCCGGCCTCCTCGTGAGATGCCACGATAAAGTCGCAAGATTGGAGAATTTGCTGGGTGCCGGCAGGGCCCCAGAAAACGAGACGGTGGTGGATAACTTTATTGATGTCATCGGATACGCGGCCATCGGAATCATGTGGGAAAACGACTGGTTCCTGCTGTCGCTGCCGGCCGCCGAATAGTTTAAAAATTCAAGATTTTCCCCCCGGGTGACAAGCGGGAACTTGACCCGGGGGGGAATTATTACTACACACATAGGAGAAATTATTAAATGAATGAAATATCGAGCATCTTCCATGGCCTGGATGGCGAGCACAAAAACGTAAAAAATGCATGCGAATATTGCGACGCGGATGTCGAGTTTAAAGCTGCAGGAAGTGGGGTTTTCTCAGCGACCATCAAGCACGACGATGACTGTCCACTCTGGATGGTGCTCCGGGCACGGGATGGAAAATAGTTACTTTTTTATGACGGTGGTGGAAGACCTGGCATCCGGTTGGAGGAATGATGGAAAACAGTAACTTTTTGATTATTATCGCGGCAGCTGTTGCGATTACCTGGCTGCACGTTCTGTGGTTGCACAGAAAGTTGACAATTTGGATGCGCGATGTAGCTGAGGAGTCCGCTGACACTTTTATAGATTTTCTCGAACTTCGAGACCGAGTCGAAGACCTCGAGGTTGCTGTCAGGGTAGACGTCAACGACTTAATCGATAAAAAACATAAAAATCTCAAGTTAAAGCTCAACGCCGGCGGCGAAGACATCTTCAGAAATTCTCTGTTTATTAAGAAAAGTCTATTTAATTTAGACATCCCGAAAAACAAGAATGTGTCCCCAGAGGCGCTGCAGGATTTGTTCGACAATTTGATTCAGCAGCGGTGGTGGAAGAAGCCTCGAAACGAGGACTAAAAGCGAAAGTGCCCCAGGGGAGTCAACGTCGCGCCACCTACAAACACAACGTGCCTACAACCCTGGGGCCGGATACTCAGTGAGACAAGAAGGGGGAAACCCACTTCGCATCCGTGACTGTAGAATATATCACGGACCCAAAGCCCCGCCGGGGAAGCTGCCCTTCCAGCCGGCAAGCCCCGGCAATTTGCTACCCAGATTCCCGGCACCGCCACAATCAGCAAAAAAAATAAAATATTTTGCGGTTTGTGTTTGACGGTGGTGGAAGAACCCTGCTAGGGTTTCAACCGTCGGGTAGCTCCCGTCGAAATACCGTAGGCCTACAACTTCACCTTACTTTCAAAACGCTCAGAAGTCTGAGGGTCTCGTTTGTGCTGCGCGCGCATATTTTCGCGGAAGTCAAAGGTTCCCCCAGACCCCCTCCAAAGGAGGGACACTGAGTGATTTCTATCAATCCTGTTTTACGTGGTTGATGTTGGTAAGAGGTGAAGCCGGCAATAACTTCCTTCCATGTAAAAAATTGAAGTAAGTTAACTTGCCTATAACAACCTACATCTTCAGAGAACTCTCATAAACCTACAAAGGGGAGTACTATGTCCAAAATCAGTTCGTCGGTGGTGGAAAGGATGGGTATGCCAGAAGAATTATTTCCCAATTCTAATACCCCCAAGAAAAATGGCCCACAAAAACGCCCTCGTATAGAGACCCAACAAAAATCTGCCAAATCTAAAAAGGTTTCAGAAGATGCAGTTCAGATGGTATTTGACCACTGGATACAGGTGATGGAAAAGAAGCGCGCAGTGCTCAACCACCTACGCAAAGTAGCCATAGGCGCAGCCATTTACGATTACGGTATCGAAGCCTGTAAGCAGGCTATAGAGGGCTGCAAGATGTCAGACTTCCATATGGGCCGTAACAAGAACAACCGTGTCTACAACGACATCGAGCTGATACTCAGGGACCCAGAACACATCGAAAGATTCATAGGAATCTATGAAACTGTTAACACAGATAACGGAGAACCGTTTTGACCAAAGACGAACTCAAAGAACTCGTACTACAAGCGTACGCAACCTATAACCAGCAACTGCTGTTAGTAGACCAGAAGATGGTGTTTAAGGCCTGGTACGGTCTCCTACACGATTTGGAATACGCAGACGCCCAGCGCGCGTTTATCCGACTAGCAACACATGAGAAGTTCATGCCGCGGCCCGGCGACGTACGACGCGCCACAATAGATGACCAAATAAAAATACCCCCATTTTTAGATGGGTATTCCGCTTGGGGTATTTTCCAATCCGTATTAAGAGAGGTACATTCTGGTGCCCAAACAGAAAGACCCCCATTCGATGAGGCGTTAAAAAATACGCTAAAAGAATTAGGGGAATCTGCTTACAGCATGCACACCAACGGCGACAGAGAAGTGTTCGTGCGCGTGTATGAGAAGAATGTGGAGGCGCTCGAGAAGGGTAAGTATGCGATTGCCGACACGCCGAAAGAAACCGAATAAGCATTACAACGACAACAAATTTTTTTAAAAAACAAAAAACAGGGGCGGGCGCAAGCTTTTTGACCCTTTTTGCCTCTTTTTCGTGCGGTGACAACCGGATTCCTGTGCTAGGTTCCCTTCTGTGATTGAGCTCGCAGCAATCTTTCTCTGCCTGAC